TCTCCTTTATAGTTACCTTATATTTGTATTCAAACAATTTCTTTTTTAATTTGTATATGTCGGTCTTCCTACCTTTTACATCTTCAACAACTTTTTGACCGTTCTCATAGTAGACGAAATCGGCTATATAGCGAATGTTTCTTCGTTTCCTTTTCTTGCCGTCTATCTCGATTGTAAAGGACGGTACAAGTTCGAAGGGTACTTGTAGCCTTAAATCGCTTATTTCTCCGTTCTCAGCCTTCTTTTTTAGTTCTACGTACCTTCTAGCCTCTTTCTTAGAATCGAACGTTATACCGTCAATAATTGTCTTTTTTGAATTGTATTTACTCATTAAAATTGAATGTCGCTTTCTTCAAACTCTCTAATAGCGCTATTGTCTACTGTTGGTTGTGTTGCTTCCTGTTTTGGTGTTGCCTGTCTGTTGTTGTTTCCTTTAGGGTCTAAAAACTGAATAGTATCAGCGATTACCTCAGTAACAAATACTCGCTGACCTTGATTATTTTCATAATTTCTAGTTTGTAACCTTCCATCAACTCCAACTAGTGAGCCTTTACCGCAATGCTGCGCCGTGCTTTCTGCAACCTTGCTCCAACATACTACGTTAATGAAATCAGCCGTTGGCTCTCCTTCTCTTTGTGTGTAGTTTCTTCCAACTGCTAAATTGAAAGAAGCAACCGCCTTTCCGTTTCCTGTTCTTCTTAACTCGGGGTCTCTTGTCATTCTTCCAATTAGTGTAACTCTATTCAACATTTGTATATCCTCCTAGTTTATTTAATAAGTCTTTGAATAAATCCTCTACATAGCAGATACAAACTTCAATACCATAGTTGTAAGATTCATCGGCTTCATCATACTCTTTACACTTCTTGTCTTCAAGTACTTTAAGTATCTTTTTTTCTAAATCTACAATGGTTTCTTTATATGCCTGTTCGTTGTCTGCTATTTCTTCGTTTAAGTCGTCAACATCACGTTCTAACTCCTCTAACTTGTATTGTAACTCGGTTACAATTTCTTCGTGAAGTTCCATCCCTATTGTATTACTCATACTCTGCTTGCTCCTTGTTTCTTTTAAATCCTTTTTTAAAGAGTGTTACTTTTGCAATTCCTAATTGTGAAATAACCTTATATCCAATAATATAATAGTCTTTTTTAAGTTCTTCTAACTCATTCATAAATTGGCTATAAGTGAAATAGTCAATCTTTTTAGTTATATATCCGTTTCCATAGTCTTTTACTTTATAATCTTCATTATTTAACATTTTTCATCACCTACCTTATGCACCGCTATATTATCACCAATCACACGGCAATGTTTTAAAATTTCCTTGATTGAATAAGGTTCTTTGTCTTCCCACATGACAAATCTAAACAATTTATCGAATGGCGTTAACGGTGTAACTCCTCGTCCAATCCAAAAATTATCGGTAATCATTTTTTTAGGTTCTTGCTCATATAGGAACAAGCTTCCTTTCATGTCTCTAGCAATATATATATTGTTTGTATTATCTGCAATAAACTTCAAAATATTATACTCTAGTTCTGTAAGCATGATAGGTTCTTCATACTCAGATAATAGCCAAGTCATTCTAGCATGATTACAACCGACATAGTCTTTCTCTCCTTGCTTCTCTTTTAACTCGTTCATAGCACAATTTTTGCAGAAGATACATCCGCACGGTGTAAATGCCTTTATCCTTTTGTCAAAACCCCAACGCTCAAACGTTGCTGTATCTCTGTTTACATTTCTAAGTTGTTCCTTATATTTCTCAGCATTAGTCATTTTCAATCACCTCGCTAGTATTTAATAATTTTTCGATATTAAATGGGTATTTATCAGTCCATTCGATAAATTGAAAGAAGTCATCAAAATAACTGCAACATTCAGCGTGTCCGTACTCAGTCGCCCATACATCTTCATTCTTTAACGGTTCATCTTTATAGATATATAACGTTAAATCTCTATCACGTGCGATATATTTATATCCCTTATCCTTCCAATATTTAAGTAACTCATACTCTAATCGTCTTAACAGGAAGAACGGTTTCTGCTCAGCCTCAAAATATAAAGGTATTGCCATATCTGCAACGACTGCGATACTTTCTTCTACTCCTTGATTATATCCCTTATCATAATCACAAACCACATGACCTTTTAGGCTCTCTAATGAGTTAATAACAGCTTCCTTGAAGTCTTGATAGTTTTGTACGAGTTCTTCGTACTGCTCCTTATAATTAGTTTCCATCTTTCTTCTCTCCTCTTTCTGTATTTATAAAATTCTGTAAAGCCATGATTATACGCTCTTGTCTTGCTAGGTTATCGTACCACTGCTCATGTAAAGCGTCAAAAACGTTTTGATGTTCCTCTCTGAGCATTTCTGCAAGTGCTAAATAGATATCATAGTTTAAGTCTATAGCCCTATCGTTGAAGTGCTCTAGGTCTTTTAAATCTCCATATAGAAGATTCATATAGCCTTCTTTTTTGGCTTCCTGTCTCTCGATGAACCTTTCAAGGTTATATGCATATGCCTCTAAATTGTCCACGTAAGCGTCATAACAATCATCCTCGGGCTTTTTCTTCTGTTCCTTTAAATAGTCCTCAAACGTCGGCTTTTTAAGCCCTGTAATGTCTTCTACAGTCTTCATCTTTTCTGTTCCTTTCTTCTTTGCTCTGCTCTTTCAATTTCTCTATTGACTTTATAGGTATGCCATTCTTCTACTTTGTCCATATCAATATAACCAAGGGATAATAACTCACTAATACAGATGAGCACATCTGCAACTTCTTCTTGGAGGTTGTCTTTATAGTCTCCGTCAAAACCGTATCGCTTGATTTTAGACAACGCTTGGATTAGTTCTGCGCTTTCCTCAGAAGCAATCGTAATTGTTAGGTCTTCTCCGTTTGCGTGAGCGACTGCGTCCATCTCCAAAGCCTTATACATCATCATGTCTTTAATCTTTTCTAAATCCTTATACATTCTTATCACCTCTCTTTCTATACTTACATTATACTATTATTTCTATGTATTGCAATACTTTTTTTAAATTATTTTAATGTTTTTATAAATAAAAAAAAGACTTGCATTTCTGCAAGCCGTTAATTATGAAAGTATAACAATTGATATACTAATAAACATTAATATAGAGACTATGAAGAAGTCTCGGTTTACTTCTCGGTTTTTCTTTCTCAAGTCCTCACGTTCTAGGATTAAAGCGTTGCAATTGTTCATTGCTTTCACGTACTTATCTTTATATTCCTTTAATTCCTTGGTTGTCTTTTCAAGTTCGTTTTGTAGTTCCACCTTGTCTTTGACCTTTTCACAATATAAACTGTAGCGCTTTATATATCTGTCTTCTAACTTCTTATAGTCTTCTTTAAGTTTATCACGCTCATTGACAACGTGCTTGTAGTTGCCTTTAAGGACTTTATAATTAAACTCTGAAATCTCTAGTTTTTCTTCTAGTGTGTTCATTATTTATTGATAACCTCCCCTGTATCTTCTTTTACTTCAAATTCTGCCTCCATAAATTCGTTTGGCTTGTCTGCGATATCTTCTGCATTCATACCGTCAAAACTTTTTACGGTCTCGTCTTGTGCTACCGCTCTAACAAACTCAGCCTTCAATGGCATATATTTCAATAACTTCTTAAGGACTGTTTTCTTAGCCATCTCGTCGAATTCTTTCTGCCATATACCGCCGTTATAGTTCTTTGAATACTTTCGAGCGTGCTCGTCAATTTCTTCTTTAGACATGACCTTAAAGCCCTCTCCTCCGTTCTTCAACTTGAATACTGCATAATAGAAGACAGGACGCCCACGGTTTGACTTGCTAGGAATATGCTTCAATTTAGGCTCTAAGCCTAGTTCATATTCGAACGTGTCATTCTCACATACTACCTCAGCAGTGATACTCTTGACCTCTCCTGTTCTAAAAGCAAGGTCGATTAATCCTCTATATCCAATTTGGAACTGACATTGTTTGCCATATGGGATTAGATACGCTTGACCTAGTGATGTGTTAGGCTCAAGCCCTAGTTGTGCACTATTTAACATCGCCCCCACGAATGATTGTGGGGTGCATTCTGCAAGCTTGGGATTGTTAGTGACTGCCGTTGTAACGATTCTAGCGAAACGCTCGGGAGTCATGACACTAGGGAGCGCCTTAGCAATTTCACCTTTGTATAATTTAATATAATCTTTAATTGTCTGCCCTTGCTGTTTTCCTACTTCGTTTTTAGCAGTCTGAGCGATGATTCCTTTTTGTTTAACTTCTGCCATAATTAATTATTCCTCCTTTGCCTCTCTAGGCTCTGCATTTCTTTCTTGCTTCAAGCGCTCATTTTCTTCTTTTAAGCGCTCGTTTTCTCTTTCTAGTTCCTCTACATAATCGAAGAATGTTAGAACATCTCCCACGATGTCTCTTCTTGTAATGTTATTTAACATCTTTCTTCTCATCCTCTATTTTTCTGCATAAATAAACATCATAGGAACTAACATCGGGTCGTCATGTGATACCCCTAAATAAATATTTGTGACTAACAAGTTACCTAATTTTAGATTCTTAAATAACTCATTTTCAACAATATCTTTCTTAAAGCCGTTTAGTTCAATATCACGGCTTAAATCCTTAATTTGTAATAGACTATCTTCACTTACCCTTGATACAATTTCATTTACTCTCATTGTTTTCAATTCCTCCTTTAACCAATCGGCTACATATCTTTGTATATTCTTCTGTTTTGCTTCTACGGTCTCTAAATACTACTAAAATCTTCTCTAGAGTTTCCGTGCAGTTTTCTAAATGAAAGTGAACGTTGTCTAGTCCTCTATAAAGAATTCTGTCTTCTTTTAGGTCTTCTTTAATTCTGCTCACTTCATCCGTTCTGTACCTTAAGACCTCGATTAAATACGATACATCATCGTCAACCTTTTCAAGGTCGCATTCTACATTGTACATTGAATTTTGTAGTTCTTCTTCTGTCATTGCTTTTTTGCTCCTCTCTTTTAATTTCTATATTCATTATATGCCATGCATAGCATAAAGTCAATACTATTTTTTCTTTTTTACCATAAATCTTTCGGATGTGGTCTTCTTCATAAATCTTTTATAGGTGCTTGGCTCGTACTTCTTAAGGTCTGATTGATTAAAGCGCTCCGTCTCTTTTCTGTTCCATGTTACTACAAGTCCTTCAACTTCTGCTCTTTCTGCGTCTTCCATTTCTCTTTTAACGATATTCTCATACAAGGTCTTCTGTTCTTTTAACTCCTTGAACTTTTCGTTTATATTGTAAATCATGTTTAGCGCTGTTTCTGCCTCATGCCCTAATACGCATTCTTTGTTGTCTTTAGAACGGTTAAATACTGCTCCGAGTGTTGTTGCAGTGGAACTTGTTCCGTCGATTGGTGGTGCTTCCCCTGTTTGAACCTTGTTCCAAAAGTCTTCCTCGGCTTCTATGAGCGCCTTAATTTCTTCTTCATCCCTATTAATTTCAAACCAATAGAAACCCTTACCCATTACTAAAATGGCTATATACCACTTCTTTAGCCCCGTGACAGCCATATAATGCATACATTGACAATAATATGAAGGCGGTATGTCTCCGTTCTCAAAGTCGTATCTTGTAAGTGCGCTCGCTGTCTTGCATTCTAAACCGCATGGCTCGTCCGTCAATAGCCTGTCAACGTTTGCCAACATGAACGGATAACGCTCAGATTGAAAAGAATAATCACTCGTTACAACTGTATGTCCTGTTGCTTCCATAAAGCGCTTAGCCACATAGTCTTCAAGGTCTCGTCCAATCCTCATTGATTCGTTGTCTATCTCCTCTGTATGCAGTAAACCGCTTTTTTCAGCCCATAAAGTGTAGGGGCTTTTATATTTGTTTAAGCCTAGGACTACTCCGACATCTGAACCTCCGATTCCTTTTCTTCTGTCTTCCAACCATTCTTCATGCGTTTTTGGAAGTGGGATTTTAATAACTCCGTCCATGCCTTAACCTCTTTTCTTGCTTACTCTAATAAGCATATATTCAATTAACAATAAATTAAACATTAATGATATAGCCATAACCGTTTTAATTTCTGCAACATTGTAATTATTGCCATTAATCACGCTATAGCCTAGCACTCCTACAATTAAAATATTAAATAACGTTAATATAATCTTTTCAAATTTGCTCATTGTAATCTCTCCTTTAGTATGTTAATATAAACATGTCTGATATTTCATCAATCTTTTTTATAAAATAAATAGATAAAGATGTTATAAGAATTGGGGGTTCTCCGTTTAGGAGTTCCCCCTTTTCTTTTGCTTTAATTTACTGCACCATCTTCATCGTCTTCTAGGACTTCTCCGAGTTCTCTTAGGCTTTTTAATAGTCTTGAAATTCTAATCGCTTCAAACTGTTTTTTCAATTCTTCCTCGGGGTCTTCTGCAATGTCATTTAGAAGTTTTCGCATTGTGTCGTGGTCTTCCTCGTCCATATCATTAAATAACATTTTTGTTAATGCAGTAATTGTCATGACTAGATGTGGAACGCTTAAGCCGTTCTTACTCAGTTCTAATTTTCCTTTTTCTTCATCAAGTACTCCTAAAATTGTAATGTCTTTTTTCATGTTACTGTTCTCCTTTATTAAAATTTTAATCCTCTTAGAAACATATTAATAAAATACTTCTGTCCTTTTCCTGTTACCATTGTGGTAGGTTTTCTAATAACAGGTTCGCCATTTTCAAATGTCAAGTTTTCCTTTAATTCAAATAAGCCTTGCTCTACGTATCTCTGCGTTGCTACGTTCTTGTTTCTGCCATCCTTGACTACATAGCCGTTTTCTCTAAGCCATGCATATAAACGGTTCTGTCCAATTGTTACTCCGTTACGAGTAAGCATTTTCGCAAGTGCTCCAATAGTTATGCTTCCTTTACTTGCAGAAACTGCATCCGTAAAAAGTGCCTTCGGTTTCATTTCTTCAATCTGTCTGTCTTTTTCTTCGATGAGTTTGTTTGCTTCAATAACTGCTCTTGCAAGTAGTTCTTTGCCATCCATTTCATTAATGCTATACTTGCCTGTTTTTCTCAGTGTTGGGAGTACTTCACTAGTTACCCAACGCTTGAACTTCTTAGCACTCTCTAACTTGCTTGAAAGCACTAGGCTATATAAACCACTTTCGTTAATAATTGGAGTGTTTCTGTTTCTACCGATAGAATCGCGAATCGCGATTGTATCTTTATCTTCATTTTCAACGTGTTTACCCAATGCGTCATTTGGATTTTTATATCCAAGCACTTCTGCAACGTCCTTACCAACGAACCAAGGCTCATCGTTGATAACTAGTGCTCTAACTGAACCAAAGTCCTCGTTTTTAAATACTTCTAAATTATACATGTTTATAAATCCTCCTGTTATTTACCATTTAATATTTTTAAACGGAACACCGACAATATGAGCAAAAAGGATTGCTTCATCTACATAGAATCTTGTTTTACCTTTTTCCTTATTGAAATAGGTTACACTATTAATCCCGAGTTTATCTGCGACCTTTTGGACGCTCAAACCGCTTAAATGTCTAGCCTGTCTCGGTGTAAACATTGCCATGTCAAAATCTTTATTCATTTTAACACCCCTCCTTTCTTCTTCTTTATCTTACTGCTTTTATACATCAATGTCAAGCATTTTTTCAATTCTCTATATATTTTATTCAATGAATAGGAGCGCCCATTTTTGGGCTGTCCTCCTATAATTGTACAAAGTAAGTATTTCCTGTATAAGTCTTTACAACATTCATGTATTCATCAAATTGTTTGTTGTAGACTACTTTAACTTCTGCAACGGCTGAATGATTAATCCTTAAATCTTCGCCGTCATATTCTTCAATGTCTGATGTTGCGTCATAGCCCCAACCAACGTAAAAGATACCTTTTTCATTTTCTAACATGTCAATGTACTGCTCATTTGTGTACATATCCATAGCAATAGCAAAACTTCTCTGTCTTGAATTCTTTCTTGTCTTCATAATTATTCCTCCTTGAGGGGTTACCTCTTTCTTTCTACACTTATGATTATATACTATATATGACATATAGTCAAGGGTTTATTAAAATAAACCCTCAACTTTTAGTTCTTTTCTAACCGCATTCATTAGTTTACGGTATGTTAGTAATGAGCCATCTTCAAGTTCTAACTCGTTGCAGTCATTGAAGTATAGTTCTACATTGTTGTCATTGCTATATCTGTTTAATGTATAATATACATCTTCTTTTACTTCTCTGCTGTCTCTACCTGTTTCCTCTAGGTAGTCCACCCACGTTTCAATGTCACTATTTTTATAGTAACCTGTTAAATCTTCCTTTTACATCTTCAACAATTAATTTAACGCATAAATCAAACTTTTTCATTTTTCTGTTCCTCTCTTTCCTTACAAGTTCATTATACGCTATATAATACATATATGCAAGCATTAATTTAAAAAAAGTTTTGAATAAAATAAAAAAAAGCCATAACATAATAGTTACGGCTTACTTTTCTCTAATGGTCATTATCTTCTTTGTGAACTCGATAGGTATATCAACGTCAACACTTCCTCGCGTATTCTTTGCGATACGTAAATAATAATCATCTTCGCATTTATTATAGATGAATACGACCTGTCTTGCGCTGTTTTCAATCTCTCCACTTTCTTTTAGTCTGCTCAGCGTTGGGGCTTCGTTGAATTGTGCTTTCTGCCCCTGTTGTGGCTGACCTCGGCTTACTTGAGATAATGCTATCATTGTAACGTTATGATTTAATGCAAGCGCACGGAGGCTCTTTGCTATCTCGGTGGTCTTCTCATACAAGGAAGAACGGCTGAGCCCTCTAATCATGCCGATGTGGTCTACAAACACGATAACGTGTTCATCTGTATCCAATCTGTTTATATTTGTGTTTATTGCTTCTAGGCTCTTAGCACCTGTTACAAGCGTTATTCTCTTATTGTTTACTATTTCATTTATACCGTTATCAATACGGCTCTTGAGCGCTGTATCAGTGATATAACGGTATCTTTCTAGGGTATCCATTGGAACTCCTGTTTCAATTGATAACAAGCGCGCCTTTATATCTTCTTCGCCCATCTCCATATTAAAATAAACACACGGATAACGCTTTGATAGTTCACTCAGCATATTAAGAGCGAGAGCCGTCTTTCCTCCTCCTGTTCCACTTGCAGAAATAACCATAAAGTCATGCTCTTTCATCTTCAAAAATGCTTCTAGTTTTGGAAAGCCTAAACCAATAATAGCGTTGGTTTCAGTCTCTAGAAAGTTAAAATCTGCAACGCCCAAGGTTTCCTGTTTAATAGTTCCTAAACTATTAATAATATTTAAATTAGAAAAATATTCATCAATATCACATTTGCCATTATCATATTTTCTAAATTCACTTCTTACAAGTCTATCTTTATAGGCGCTTATAATTGTATCTTCTAGTCCTTGAATGCTTGCAATCTCTTCGTAAGGATTACTTTTGTAAACAGTGTTAAAAACAAAGTCTTGATTTATGTTTTTATCTTCTAACAAATCCGTGAGAAGTTCTGCGTCTCTCCCCTCTTTATGCAGTTCCTTTATTCTTTTAAATAAATATTTGAAGTTTGAATTGCCAAACTCTTTAAAATAGTTTTCATTAATAGATAACTTGTCTATATCTTCTTTATGCTTTAACAAGTAACCTATTATATTACATTGTATTTCGAATAATGCCTTATCATCAATCATAGTTTACATCTCCTATAGAAAATCTCTGTCGCTTTCGTTTGCGTATTTTCGTTGGTCTATCATTGCTTTTAAGTATGCAACTTTTTCATCTAGTGTCATACCGTCAAGCGGTGTTTTTTTAGGCTCTTTTGGTTCTTCTTCAATTTTTTTTAAATGATTCATGTGTTTTTTTTCTCCAATTTTCAATATTTTCAGTCAGTCCCTTTTTGTCTGTTGAATATAGCATTCTACATCTTCCTTGATGTTCCTTACGTAAATATCCTTTTTTAACAAGGCTATTAATCCAATTTTTAACAGATTTTACGCTTTTACCAATTGCCTTAGCAATAGATTCATTAGTTTCACGATAAATAAGATGTTCATCTGAAAATGCTTTTACACGTCCTAAGATATAGGCTTCTTCTAATGTCAAGCCTTTTGCACTTACATACTACCTCACATTTATATCATAGTCAAGCATAAATATGAATATTCTTAAGCAAAAAGAAAAACCCTCCGACATTGCGAAGGGTTCTTCCTTTAAGATATAAGAAAGGAGACGAAATACTAATGAAAAAAACAAACAACCAAAGTACTAAGTTCTCTTAGTACACATATATACTAGCATATATTTTATAACTTGTCTAGTGCAAATTAAAATCCTCCATAACTTTTTTATACACTCTAAATAGCCCTAAATTTCGATTCTAAGCGACTTTTATATAACCGTGGTAAATTACCTATTAGGCGTAAACGTCGCTCATACGTCCATTTTTGAGCCGTGGCGCGCCTTATCCCTCTTTCTTTGTCTATCTGCGCTACGCTCATTTAATCATCTATATTAGTGTTCTAATTTTATTATCAGTAATGGTCTCTAAGGCTACGCCTTGGCGTGTTTAGTTGATAGACCTACATTCATAAACTAATAATATAAACAGATATAGCCTTATTTGCTCATTATAGCCATTCTAAGCGACTTTTATATATAATTGGTGTTATTCTTCATGTTTAGCGTTTTGTCTCTCTATAGCCTTATTTTAAGCATTTAAGACAAAAGAAAAAGAGATGTACAATAGTACACCTCTAATTCTATAGACGAAAGGAGATATCAATTAATGAAAAACATTAGAAAATCACTAGTAGCAAGTACTTATCCCTTACTACATTTATAATACTACCACTAAATAGTTAAAAAGTCAATACATTTTTAAATCTTCTTAATAAAAAAATGAGATGTATCTTTTGATACACCTCTAAAAAATATGGAGATAGATTATGAAAAGAATCGAATCAAGTTAGTAGTAAGTACTGCTTTCTTACTACACATATATACTACTACTATTTATATCTAAAGTCAAGACTTTTTTTCTTTTCTCTCTATATGTTTCAGTTCCTCTTTATTTATATTATTTATATTATTTATTTTAATTATTTGATTATATAGATACTATGGGGAGTTTAGATTATTCTATATGGGTAAATTAGATTATCATATATGGGGAGTTTAGATTGTTTAAATATGGGCTTGACATTTGTTGCCATAGGAGTTAATATAGAGACAGAAAGAAGGGATTATATATGACAGATAGAAACACATTAAAAAATCAAGTAGTGGCAATGAGTAACACACTAGCAAAAAAGAGCACTCGTTTCAGTGTTACACAACAAAAATTATTTTATGTAAGCATTGCTTCACTAAGAAACGGATTAAATGAAAGAGACGAAGTAGCAATCAACAAACAGGAACTATTTAACTTTTTAGGTATAGAGAATGAGACAGGACGCTATACTAGAATTAAAAAAGAACTTGACAAACTAAGAGATAACTCTAAGATAGAATTCAATAGTGAAGACGGCTTCGAGAGTGGTTCAATAATTAGACGAGTAAGATTATCAAAAAATACTTTCTATATTATGTTTGATAGCGACTATTTGCCATTAGTATATGAATTGAAGGATAAATTCGTAAGATTCTTAAATGATGATTTAATAGGTTTAAAGTCTAAATATTCTATGATGTTATATCAGAACTTGATGAAGGATAAATGGAAAATGTCAAATATTGACTTCATGGGTATTGATTATTCTACTAAACAACTGAAAGACATGTTCGGACTTCCAAAGGAAGCATACATGGCTACAAATGGAAATTTCAATAGAGCAGACTTTGAAAGATATACAATAAACAAGGCTATAAAAGAACTAAATGAAAAGTGTAAATGTATCAAGAATCTCAAGTATGAGAAAGTAAAAAAGAATGGTCGTGTTCAATATTACAAATTTAGTTTTGACTATACAGACCCTAAAAAGTTTAGTAGTGGCAAGCGTTTCATGGTTGCAGATAACAAGAAAGAAGAAAGCAACGAACTGAACGGCTTACATAATGAATTAGGCAGATTATTAGAAAGCCTATAATTGGTAGGAACTATCCTACCTTTTTAATTGCGTATATACCTCTATTTCTTTAAATCTGCCATTCTGAGCGTTGTTTATATCTTATAGGTGCAACTTATCAAATTTATAGTAAAGTCTCTTACACGCTTAAATATGGGGCTTTTTAAGGTGGTGTAAATATTGCTATAGGGTGGTGTAAAAATTCCCTCATAAACTTTCATAATATGCTTGACATATGCTAGATATAGAGTATAATTAGAGTTGTAAAGAAAATAGGTATACAGATATGGAAAACATCAACTTAGAAGAAATCGTAAGAAAGACACAAGAAAACATGGATATCAAAAACCAAGTGCAGTTTGAAAGCCTTGATTATATGAGAAGTAGCGCATACTTTGTTGACTGCGTAAAGCATGAACTAAACCATGTAACATTCGCATTAGAGATTGAAATGACTAACGAACTATTAGACAAGTTAGTAGAAATGTTTTTTGAAAAGGTATATTATTAAAAAGGAGATATAGAATTATGACTAATGAAGAATTATTGAAAACATTAAATTTTAGAGAAGTGAGCGACATCAAACACAAGTTAGCCGACAAGTTAGAATCATCATTGATAACTAACGGCTTCGGCTATAGACTTGCTAAAATACAACTTAAGAATGAAAACTTCAAAATTAATCAAGTTTACGATGTAGAGTTCCGTTTAACATTTGTAAACCTTGTAGGGTTAACCCCTAAGGATATGAGCAGACTTACAAAAGTACTTGTTGAAATGTCTACTGAGGTTGAAAAGGTCAATAATGAGTATAAAGGATATCAATTCATTTTTTAGGGAGTGTGAACCACTCCTTATTATTTTTCTTAAAAAAGTTTAATAATATGCTTGACATAGTTGTAAAGTCGAGTATAATTATAAGTGTAGAAAAGGAAAAGGGTAAACCCCCTAGGAGGAAAGATTATGAAAGCAACAAATTATTTCAAAAAGAACGGTTATATTTACGGAGTATCTGAAAAGTTCAATTTTGGGAGACTAACAGGGTACTCAAGAAAGTTTGAAAGCATGGAAGAAGCCAACGAATGGTTGGCTACAGAAGAAGCAGACTTTAGAACTAGAAGCCTTGTTTATAAAACATATGCAAGAAGATACAATTTAAGAGAAGACTAAGGAGGAACGAAAAATGAGTATTGTTGATAACGAAAGAATGGAACACATGTCAAAGAAGTTTAAGAAATGTAGAGAAGTGACAAAAGCGGAATGTCCTTTCTCTAAAAACTGCGGTACATGCATGTACAATGTATGCTCACAAGATAGTGACATGGACGAGATTTGTACACGTATTAAAAAGGAGATGTAAAATTATGGTATCAGAAAGTCAAAAGAGAAGCGCTAGAAAGTACATAAAGAACAATACAAAGTTAGTTTCTGTTAGAGTTAACAAGAAACTAGAACCCGAGGTGCTCGAATGGCTCGAAAGCAAGCCATCTATGGGTGGCTACATCTTAGAACTCATTAGAGAAGATATGGAGAGGGAGTTGATGTAGTATGATAGTTTCTGAGGTTGCAAAAAACAAGAATGATGAGTACTACACCCCATCATATGCCATTGAACCAATAAAGAAATATGTAAAGAAAGGCTCGGTTGTGTGGTGTCCTTTCGATACTGAGCAAAGTCTATTTGTAAAGGAGTTTAGAGATATGGGCTGTAAGGTCATTTATAGCCACATAGACAACGGAGAGGACTTCTTCACAATGAATCCCCCACAATGTGACTATATCATTTCTAATCCACCGTATAGCCTCAAAACGGAGGTATTGCAGAGACTCTTTGAAATTGGTAAGCCGTTCGCAATGCTTGTCGGAGTAGTCGGCTTGTTTGAGAGTAAAAGAAGATTTGAAATGTTTAGGGATAACGAGTTCGAGTGCTTATACTTGAATAAGAGGGTATCTTATTTTAAGAACTATGACGACCAAAAGCCTAGTATCAACCCTCCATTTAGTAGTATTTATGTATGCCATCATATGCTAGCTAAACAAATTATTTTTGAGGAAATTAACAAATAAATATTGACATACATATATAAATGAGTATAATTAGAAGTATAGAAAAGGAGATAGAATAAAATGAAAATTATTAGAAAAGAAAACGAAAACGAAAACAGAACAATGAGATATGAGGTTGTGTTAATCGGTTATGACTTGGAAGGGTATCTTACACAATACGCCCCAATCCTTGAAACAAATGATAAACATGAAGCCTTCGAATTCATGGGAGCAGTAAAGGAAAAGGAAAATAAAGAGCCTTACTGCAACTATGAAGAAGTAAGAGTTCTAGACCGTGATGAATGGGTTGCTAGAATGAGATTATATTAGGTGGTATGAACTATGAAGGAATACTTGGTAGAAGCCATAAAAGAAAAAGATGGAGCAGTTATTGAAAGTTGGGATTTGTACTCATACAGTAATATGAGTGAAGCGATTGCATGGGCGAGAAGCGTTGCCCATGGCGCATCTGAAATCAATGCAAAATTGATGGGATATGACTATTTACTAGTCCATGAAGTAGAACTAGATGATGAGTACGGTTCACCTGTCGGCTGTCAAGAAATCGCAAGTTTTGAGGTAAAATAAAAAGGGGTTGACTTTATGCCAACCCTCTTTTTTTATGCCTATTTTTTTGTTCCTCGGAGTAACCAATCCCACGTGTTGCGTCCTACAATGCCATCTGCGCTTAGCCCTCTATTTCTTTGGAATACTTTAACGGCTTTTTCAGTGCCACTTCCAAAAATACCATCTGTTGAAATGTGAAAGCCTACGCTATTAAGCCTTTCTTGAATTAGGCGAGTGATGTTGCCCCTTGCTCCTCGTTTGACTGTTACACAAGCGCCAAGGGTTTTTGAGCCTCTTAAGCCGTCCACAACTAGTCCTTTATGGAACTGAGCGTTCAATTCTCTTTGTAGTCGAGCCACCCATTCGTCATAGCCGTTTTTATGCCCTGTAGGCGCTGTTTCATGGCGTACGGGTGTATTTGTATTAGTATTAGGAATCTGCACTGTAACGCCATTTAAACGCGATTTAAAGGCATTCCATGTATTGTCGTTTAATAGGTCATTGCAGTTTGGGCATAACTTGCCGTTTACGTCGTAATGTCTAATAACTCGGTCTAATGGAATGTTATATTTCTTCATGATAATCTTGCCGAGTTCAATTGCGTTTGCCATTGTGGCTTCTGAGATGGCTACAGTGCCGTCTTTTGTGGTGTCACACATCTCAATACTAATTGAGTTTGAGTTAGTGCAGATTTTATAAAGTGGATGATGGTTGCTTTGACACTTGCCCCCTACTGAGTATGCTACATAATCATCATAGACTGACTGCGTAACGGAATCATCATCCACAAAATAATGAGCACTAGCCTTTACAACGTTGTTATGGAAATAGTTTCCATTTCCCTCGTCATGGTCTCCGTCATTGCTTGTATAATGATATACAAGATATTTAATGTTAGCCGTGTTTCTTTTCTTGCCATAGTTTGCTCTATTTGCAATATTTGTTTTAAAGATATATCCCATATAAAAAAACCTCCTTTATCCTTCTAAGTGCGAAATTCTGCGCTCATGGTCATCTAACTCCTTAGAGTGCGCGTCAAGTCGTGTGTCCTGTCTTTTATTGTCTGTACCCATGTATTCAATAGCGCTTGTTAGTTTTGTAATGCTATTGTTTAGTTTAATAACAGGCATAATCACCCCCGACAATGCTCCTACTCCAATAATTACAGTGTAGATTGCTTGTGCTTCGTTCATAGCTTAAACACCTTCTTTTTCACCTTCAACGAATCTAGTGAAGGCCTGGTGTAAGCCTGTAGAGGCTAAACCCATTAAAGCGCCATAAACGATAGAGTTTACTGACACGCCACTTACGATAGCGTTTAGGACTGCGCCAACTACTGCCAAAATTGTAGGGATGTACTTATTAGGCACAAAGTCAAATGATGTTTTGAGAATATAGCCAACTACTAAACACGCTACCATAACAACCAACACAAAGTACTGAGTTAAACTTGTAAAGTCCATAATTTACTTATCCTCCTTAATCTGCATTAATTCTTCATACTGCGCTTGCGAAATTCTGCCACCTAGCAAATATACATCAAGCAAGTTCTTATTTTCTTCTGTCAAGCCTTCTCGTCTAATTCTTAGTTTCATTAATCTGTAAATCATCGCTCACTCCTCCTAACTGTTCTAATAGAATCGAATTATACTCTGCTTTTAGGTATGCTTCTTCTAGTAGCCTGTCTTTATTGATAGGCTCGAAGTCTTCTTTTGATAGTCCTAGTTTCTCTATCATTTTTCTTTGTAGGTCTGTCATTCTGCCACCTCCTTAAGTGATACGACATACTGCACATCGCTAGGCACTGCGACTTGGTAGCCGTCACCGTTTGAGTTCTTGAAAGTTAATGAGCCTCCACTTTCAACATTAATCGGCTCTTGGAATGTATCTCTGATAATGTCTGAGATGTCTGTTACGATTGGTTCTGCAAGTTCATAATAGAAATATTTACCACTGATATAGGCTTTTAATTCTTCTACGCTCTTACATTTATTTGTAGATATTATAAGTTGGTTATATGCAACATTTAAATACATCCCATCCTCGCTAGTTAAATCATCAAAAGGGATACTATTAAATAATTCACAAATAGTGCTAGAGCCATCTTTTACGTTTATGTTGCTGATATTGATTGCGAAAATGTGCAGTCCTTCTTGTGGTGTTAAGCCATCATATTCGTATACATCCGTAAATGTTCCTAAATCAGCATTATTGACATACTTATAAAACTTCTTGTTTTCATAATCGACATAATTGTATACATCACCAACGCCCCATCCGTAACCGTCTAAGTTAAGAATGGCTTGTGGAATTGGATAATGGTTTTCGTGGTATGGAACGTATGCAGTATTGACAGAGCCTTTTTCAATTTGGAAATTCTCAAACACGCCACTAATGCCACTGTTACGGAACTCAATATATATTATTTTGGTATTATTTGCCCTTAAACCAAAATATAACTTAGTTCTTTTACCAATCTGTAAGTCTTGAGCGCTTGCAGTTCCAATTGGATTATTACCATTTAATAGAATCATGATTTTGGGGTTTTCAATCAATTTCTTTGATGGTATTATGTCGAAAGAAAATACATATCCTTCATACAAAATAACAGGTTTAAATAAAACACAAAAGTAGCCATTCTAATAACTTATTGCATTATTTTCTTGTGCGATTTTTGATTGAGTAACGGTGATACTATTAGAAGGTTCAGTAGAATTTATAGATGTGCCGTAAAAATTGCTTAAACTTGGGTTATAATCTCCAACTAATCCACTACATGAGAAATTCTTACATTTAAATATATTCTTCCCGACTTCCTCAACCTCGTTAACAGGTATACTCATAAGTTCACCTTCGCTATATGGATAATAAGCATTAGGGAACATTGATTCAAATTCTTCAACCGTTGTTGGCTCGTTGCCTTCTCCGAACATCTGCGTTAAATCAATCAGCATAAGCTATGTGTCACATTCTACAGTTAAGCCTATAGTATCATCACCAATGTTATATACTCGTGTTTCTACAAGGTTGCTAGGTGCTTGTACTATTTTACTAGTTCTAAAAACTTTTCCTACTTGTATGTCTTCTTTTTTTATAAGAGTATTCTCTACATTTATGGTTTTGCTCTCATCGGAATCAAACAACAAAAAAACGTTTTGAATATGTTGTTCTATCATCGTACAATATGTTTTTTACTATGCACTTATTCATACAATATAGTTTGTGACCACTTAGTCTTTTTAAGTCACTATAAATGTTAGTATTATCTGCCCACGCCATGACTATACCGTCAATATTAGCATATTGATTATATACAATGGTTTTTCCACCGATTGAATTTACTGCACCTAGTTTAGCGCCACTTGGCACGGTCTTTTGATAGGCTTTTTCGTTGTCTTCTTCAAACCTATAAGAAATTCCCTTGTTTAAGTCCCATAAAGCCGTTAGACTTCTAGCATTCTTATCGCTTAGTTTTATATTGCCATCGAGGTCTTCTCTTAACTTAGTTATAACGCCTTCCCTTTTTGCCTCTGCTTCTGCTCTAGCGTTTTCAGCGTTTACGCGTGCTTCCTCATTTTCCTGTCTAGCTGCTTCATTCTGCTCTAGTTCTTTTTTAAAACTTATTAATTCATCATAGATTATCTTGATGTTAGGGTCTAACTCTACTTTTTCGATACTTCCTACATCAATATCATTTTCGTTTATGGTTGCTATGATTGGGTCTGAGATACTGACACGCTCTGTGTTTGTAATGTTGCCGTCTTCATCTACTGCATATGATTTACATAATGTGTATAACATCCACGTTCCAACAACCTTTGTAATTGCTGTCCCTACTACAAATCTGTTATTGACTAGAGGAGTTACACGGGTTATGTTTTCCTTCTTTTTTTGGGTCGTAAGTCTTAGCCACTACGTATTTATGCAGTGGTTCAAGGTCTGTTGGGAAGGTGAACTGTATGACCTCGTCTAAATTTTCAAACTCGTTACCTAGTTTGATTATCTCAGAAGATGGAGTGCCATTCTCTGCAATTGTAATATTTATCATTTAATCACCCCCTTGTTAAGCATATGAATAGATATACTTACCACAAATATAACCACTTGATACAGTGCCTTGCATTGCCGTAAGTGTCCAATGGTTGGCCGTGATGTCATCTGTGACAGGATAAAAACGTAAAGTAAGGTCGTTGCTCTGTGTTTGAACAGGTATAAACATATTAATTTTAGGTGCTTTATCCGTTGGGAATCCTTCCCACATGTACCCAATTGTATTGTTTCCGACAGGCGCTATGACGCCTCCATCCCAATTCAATTCGCAAAGTTTCAGTGCTTCGTTGTATCTATACAGTAATGTAATACCACAAGCATTCTTGCCACATGACTTCCACTCGCTCCATGTGTTCGCATTGTTCATATTGTCAATCTGTGTTTTGAGTTTCTGCAATTCCTTCTCGAATCGTTCCTGTGACCCTGTGCTTGTGACATAGCCACAATACCACGTATCACCTCTAACATCGTTGATGTCTTCTTGCACGAGTGATGTTACGCCTCTGCTGACTTTAACAAATGCTATAATCAATTGATACACTGAGGCCGTTCTGACAGGTACAGGGTATCTCGAATCGCTTCCACCTTTTACAACTTTTACATAGAATTGACGGTCTGTTAAGTTGAATTCGATAGCGATAGCGTCATATCTATCATATGTACCGTTTGAACTATCAATGGTTAACTTCTTTTGTTCGTTTAAAGGATAAAACGCTCCATTGATACTTGCGTTTCCTGTGCCGACTGTGAGGGTCATTGAATTATCTGCCATTACCCAAAAGTCGTCCGTACTAAAAATCCCATTCGTGAAAAAACTTTTAAACATTTTTCTAAAAGAAGCACTTGACATAGTTCTATCATGATTTATCGAATCGAATGGAAATCCTAAATTATCTGTTGCCATATTATAAATTATCACTCCAATCTACATTGCTCGCAAGTGGTGTTCCTAGTGTCGGAACTGCCACCATTTTACCGTGTTCATAAATTTCATTAACCGAAACCACTCTATCATTACTTTTTAAATTCCAAAATTCTAGCCTACTTGTGACTATATCGCCCACATCATAATCGACAGGATAATTATATGTCCCATGCATACGGTCTTCTTTTTCAAGTGACTTTACAAGGACTTTTTCTTTGAGATTGCTTTCTCCTCTCTGTTTTAAACTTTCAATGTATTGTGAATCGCTTAAATTATCCTTTGAGATATCTGAGCCATTTATAAAGGTTTCTCGTCTGTCTAATCCCGTTAAACTGTCATCCCCACAAATAACAATTTGACGGCTTGAGCCTTCACCTTGACCACCCACATAACAGACATTTGAGTAGTTCTGCGAGTTTGCGTTATAGTCTGCTTTTGAAATGTCACCGTTACGCTGTGAGAAGATTACACGTGGTCGGTCTCTCTGTTCTTCCGACTTGTTCAAGCCTTTATATGTTTCAAAATAAAATACCTTTTCATCAAAGCTAGGCACTAACCTAAAACCGATATTAGATGCCTGTGACAACTTCTCAATATATTTAAGCGTATCCTTATATGTTGCTTGAAACTGTATCTTATCATTAAACCCATTTAGCTTCCCAAGTCTAACTCGTGGTATATCTGCAAGTGTCACAAGTTCCCTCATCGCTTCTTCGACCTTACCGTTAAAATTAAAAGTGTTTTTAATGAGCCTACGTGCGAAGTAACTTTCGGCAAATCGTCCAATAACTTTTACATCGCTAGTTGTTGCAGTCTGTTCAATCGTGATACCCTCGATAACGCCACAATTTTTCTTGCCTTGAATCCATATTAGATTATCAAGTTTAATGAGTTCAAGGGCTTTTGTGTTGATAGGGAAGTGTACTTCAAAACTGCCACAAGTTGTGTAGTTCCTAATCCATTGAACGGAGTAAGCATTCTCGATAATCCCTAATGGTTCCATATCCCTATTATATATTCTTAATTGCATATCTTACCCCCTCAAGTAACTGTTTTTAAAAGTTATTGACACGCTTAAGTTATCAACGCCACTTTTAGCAGTATATCCGATGTGGTTTACTCCGTGTTTTAATCTGAGGAAGACAGAATCCGATGTTAAGTAGTTATTAATATTGGTTTTTGAACCGTCAACATCAAGAAGATAGACATGACAGTTGTTTAAATCCGTTGTTATGAGTACTTTTTGGTCTGTACTTAGTGTAAAATCTTTAATCCCCTCTACTCCTAGCGTTAGGCTTTCCCCTGTCTCTTGTAATGAGATGGAAGGGTTGGTTACTGCTCCGTTTGTTGTCATTAAAATAGACATAGAAGTTTCAGCACCGTTTTTATTTAAAATTTCAATGTTTTGTGTTTTTACAATTTTAGAAATCTCCTCATCTCCTGTGAATTCGTGAGGAAATTCAAAAAGCGAGTCAATGTATGCCATATCTAACTCGTTATCCTCTATATCGTGAAAGTGAGGGTCTGCACATAATAAGGATATCTGAGTAGTTCGCTTTTGAAACGTTCCATCCGTTCCTGCTAGTTTTTCGACTGTGTAGTTTATTTTTCTTCTATGCACTCCGTCATCATAAGTAAGAACACCGTCACATGAAAAGATATTGTCCAACATTTCACGGTTTCTAGCGAATCTATCAATATCAACTACGGTTATAACGATATTTCTTTCCTTGAGTTTTGAACCGATAACGGTTGACCCGTCAACATTACCGTTGTCTTGAGTAGTCACGTTATACTCATAGTTATAGATACCATCGCAATCAACTAACAGAAAAGGGAAAATAGAAGTTTCCCCAAAGTTAATCGTATATCCCAATTCGTTGGTACACGTGATTGTTCTTATTTCTTTGTTCCTCAACTACTATACCCCCTTAAGTTTTAAAATCAATTCTCTGTTTGCATTACGTGTCTGTCGTGCCACTTCGCTAGGGTCTAACTGTGTAGGACTGTTGACGTTTAATGTCTGATATACATTGCCGTTATTAGCCTCATTCTGACTATATGAGCCACGTTTTAAGTTTGTTATATCTTCATTGTCCATCTGCGTTTTAACCCTCTGAATCGCTCCTAAGCCTACAGGAGCGCTTTTTAATGGATTAAAGCCATCAATAACTTCATCATTGAACTCGTCTATATCCTTTTTAACGCTTGATAACGAAGCGATGATACCTGTTCCGATACCTTGACCGATATATATACCGACCATATCTCTCATGACACGCGATGGAGAGTGAATGCCTAGCGACTTTTTAAACTTGTTTACGATACCACTTGCAAATCCTCCAACCTGTTTTGCAATCCAACCACCCATGCCCGAAATACCGCTCCATATACCTTTTACAATGTCTTTACCAATTCCAAGCATTTTTGATGGTAGCGTTCTAATGGCACTCTCGATAGCACTAGCAATCTTAAGCATTGCTGACCTTCCGAGATGTCCTAGTCCTCCGATTGTACCACTTAAAGAATAAACGGCTGACCTACCTAAGTTCATAAGAGAAGATGGAAGGTTGGATAATCCTCCCTTAACTGCGTTTAATAAGCCTTGACCTGTGTTTTTGATTGCTCCGAACATTGATTTTATACCATTGCCAAGCCCTTTTACTGCGTTAGAACCAAGTTGTAACCAATTAAACGCTGACCATACATCCACAATTGCCATGATGATTTTAGGAACGTTCGCAATCAAAACAGGTATAGACTGTATAATACCCATTACTAATTTACCGATTAACTTAGCGCCACTCATTAAAATAGTAGGGGCGTTGTCATTAATCACGTTTGCAAAAGTGCTCACGATTGTAGGAATCTTCGCAATCATAACAGGCAACGCACTAATAAGTCCTTCTGCTAGTTTGTTCAGCATTTCAAAACCACTTTTTATAAACTGTGGGGCTTGCTTAGCAATGTTATTTGCGAATTTCTGCACTGCGTCAAGTATCTGTGGCATATTGTTCATTCCGTCCGTCACAAGTGTAAATGCTGATTTTACAATATTACCTAGCATTGGAATAAGGTTACCACCTACAAATGTACCTAATGAGGTTACAAGGTTACTAAATGTCTGCTTAACGTTTCCTCCTGTTGATAGACTGCCCAGGAAATCACTCCAAGAAGCCTTAAGCATACCAAAAGAACCGCTTAGGGTCTTAGTCGCTTCTTTCTGCGTTGTATTAGTAACGTCCATCTTCTTCTGTATCTCATGGATTGCACTATAAACATCACTTAAATTATTAATATCATAGTGTACCCCTGTTATTTCTTGAGCCTTTGCAAGAAGTTGCTCCATGCCTTGCTTCGAGCCTTGAAAGCCAAGCTTCAGATTGTCTAACATAGTATAATTGTTCTTTGCGAATCCTTGATATGCGTTTTGGATGTCTCCTATGTTAGTACCGAACTTGTTAGAGTTGTCTGACATATCTCTAATAGCCATGTTCGCCATTTCAACGGCTTTTGCCGTATTTCCTCCACAAGACATTACTAAAGCACTAGCAAATGATGTCGCCTGTTCCATGTATTCATTCGCACTAACTCCACTCGTACGGAAAGCATGGCTTGCGTATTTCTTGAGCCTGTCGGCACTCTTGCCAAATAGAGTTTCAACACCACCGATGGACTGTTGCAGTTTTCCTCCTTCTGTAAGAGAATTTCCAACTATCTTTCCGAGTGTTCCTGTCGCTAAAACTTTCGTAAGGGTCTTAACTACTCCACCACCTAATAAAGAGCCACCATGAACCCCATTTTCCGTCATAGGCTTTTCGATTACGTCTTTAATAGACGACGTGATACCTTTTGCAGAAGGTACAATCTGTATATATGCTTTTCCGAGGTCTGTTGCCATTTATCATTCCTCCTTTCTGAGGAGTCGGCTTCTTGCCTTGTTAAATTCCTCAGCGCTTTCGAAGCCGTCTTCCTCGTGTTTCTGTGTGTCTTCTTCTAGCAGTTGTGAAAGGATTGATATTGGCTTGTTTCTGCCGTGTTCAGCGTCCTCAGTCTTAGACCACCATAACTTAGCCAAGTAATCGCAAGCGATAGCGCTTAGCATTGTGTCCGTTGTGGTCTTCATACCGTTTAATTTTAATTTAAAACGGCTATTATCCTCTAAACCATCAACTAAAATAAAAATGTATGATGGCTTATAGTCGTGATAGTCGTATATGTTGTAGTACTGCGCTAGGTCGCAAATTATTTCTTTCTTGTACGCTCTCAGCCACATAGAGAGCGCTACTAGTTTTTTACGTCTGTGTCTCCTACGTTTGTACTCATGATATCATTCATTTCATAGCCGATTCTTTTTGCTGAAATAGTGCCGTCTTTTCTTCTGCAATGTTCCTTTAGTCTGTTGTAACCTTCTTCCCCGATTAGTTTGATTAAGAGTTTTCTTGCTCCTAGTCCTGTGTCCTTGATATCCTCATACATTTCTAACACTTCATAATCATCAACTAACTTTGTATCCAATTCGAACTCAAAGCCTGTTTTAGTCTTTCCTTTTACAACTGCCATAATAATTATGCACCTACCTTTTTAATATATTCTTTATGGTATGACCCATCGTCATATCCAACCTCGCATGAGTACTCAACTTCGTATTCAATGGTTTTGTTGTCTACATAAGTGACATCGGAAGTCTTAGTAACCTTACAACGTGGGATGACTGTTCTTTTTAGTACCTTGCCTTTGTTTAGAATCATGTCAACAACAATCATCTTTTCTTCTTGCATGTTAGGCGCTACATTAATTGTAATACCTGTGTCGAGTGTTCCTGTGACTGCCTTTTCTCCGTGATATTCTTTTAAAACTTCTTCGTTTAATGCTTCGATATATTTTAATTTAAAACCATCGGAAAAGTCTCCATCGAGGTGCTTTACTACAATACCTCCCCACGCTTTAACAGGTTCAGATTCCTCTGACTTCGTAAATATAATCCCATCTTCTGAGACGTAACCGCAACATTTAAATTCTTTTCCTAGTTCTGCGTCTGCTGTGGTTGGGGGTGTTGTTGTCGTTGGTGCTTTAAAAACTGAGCCTGTGATTTTTGGCTTTGCTTCTGAGACATTCTCTTTGTTATTCTTATTTACTGCTGTTGTGCCTGCCATATCTTTAAAACCTCCTTTATTTAATATACCAAGTCATACACGGCTTGATATCTGTATTTTTTGGTAGTCGTATCAGTATAGTTATAATCACTGTTTAACTTACTGCATGAAATCTCGGGCTTTTTGATTATATCGTCCATAGCCTCTTTTACACGCTCATTTAGTTCAGCACTCTCTAATAATGTAGTGCCGTAACTTTTTAGCGCTATTGTTGCGTGTCGTGTAAAGTTCTCCACATATGAGCCTAGTTTTTCAACGACTACATATGTGCCATCTTCTGCGTCTTCTTCCTGTCCGTAAATTGGAATCCCTAGTTCTTTTGTAAGATATTCAATCAGATATACTTCAATAATTTTAGTGCTCATGTTTAACCTCTCCTAGTGTTAGCCATTGCTTTTAATAATGTATTGTTTCTTAAATTGTCATAGTAAGTTTTAGCACTAGCACATGAAACCTTGGCGTTTGCACGTGTGCGCCCTGTCATTGTATCGACTTTATAGTCGCCTTCTGCATTCTGTGCGATATGTTGTGCCGTCTCGTCTAAAACTGCCTTCATTTCTGCACTCTGCATAATCTGCTTTACTCCATCCCTGTTTAGTTCGAATTGATAGTTACTCATAGCGTTCTACAGTCACTTTCTTATTCCAACATAAAGGAATATTTTCTTCAATACCTTCAATAGGTATTCCGACCGTGTGCCATTCATGACCGAAAAACTCGACTACTGCATTATCCCAATTGTGGTTGTCACCTTTTGGAATCGCTAGTTGGTATGTTGCTTTCCTTCTGTCTGCTTTTGTGCTAGTTGGGATATCAGAAGCGTTGACAGGTGCTACCAATACATTACTTACTTGAATAGGTCTAGTCTCATATACTGCATGATTGAATCCATCTATACCTGTTTTAGTCTTCTCATACAACGCTATTGTAATGCCTTTTATTAATGCCATAAGTCAATAAAAAAGCCTTGAGCCTTTTTGGAAATACCTAATCGCTTTAGTTCGTTGTTTAAGAAGTAAATATCATCCCCAGGGTTTAAGTATGTACCACTAACAGTGTACCCCATCGCTGACTGAGAAAACTGCTCCAATGGTGCTTCTGTAACCTCGTTCGTATGCATTGCCCTTTTTACGCTCGCAAGTACTACCATCTTTGCTACGTATTTTTTAGCCTCATCTTTCAAAATGATAATATCTAAATTATAGCCCCTATTAGAAGCCTCCACCCTCAAAAGGGAGGAAGCATACATTAATAGGGTTTCAACACGTTTTTTGTCTGTATCCGAAAGATGAGTGCTATAGGCTTCTTCGTATTCTTCTGTTGTCGCTAAAGCACTGTTCATCCTCATCTACTCCTTATGCAGTGTGTTTTTTAACTAATACGGTATTAGGTCTTGAAATCATATAGCCGTATACGTCACGACCCTGGATTGCAGACGCTCCGATGTGCTCACCGTCGTAAAGGTTATTAATACCGATTTTAACTGCCCATTCGTCTACATAGTGACAGAAGATGCGGTTACCTAAAATAAAGTCAACTGTTTTATCTGTCATGTTGTCACATTCGTAAACAGTGATACCACCAATTTTACCGACAGCGCCTGTCTGCACTACTTCATCCCCAAGTGCTGAAGCCTTGATAAAATCGGGCGACTTTAATAGTAAAGCGTAAGTGTCGGGAGAAACTGCAAGCCATAACTCAGAAGTCTGTAAGTGTTCCTTTCTTGCCTGTGTTCTAGCGTCAATGATTGCTTCATAGATAGTTGTTTTAGTAAGTGCCTTAGTGTCTGCAATGGCTGTTCCGTTTGTGATTAATTCATTACATAAATCAGTATCAATCTGTAAAGCCATTGAATATCCCGAAGAATCAAGTCTTTCTGCGATTAATTTGTCGGGAACGGCTTCTGCAACGTATCCATCTACTAGTTCATTGACTGCGTTGTCGTGGTCGATTACGAGTGTCTTGTAAGTTGTGCTTGAATTTGTTAATGAAGTACCGTTTACCTTGTCATAAGCGTTAACTTCTACTTCTGTATCTCTAACAGGAATCTTTACTGCTCCACTTGTTGGAGTTCCTTCATAATTTCTATTAAATAAGTTGATAAATAAAGAAGTTTTTCTTTGCTTAGCAAGTACTAAACTTGAGTATCTTTCCTGTAGTTCTGTGTTCTGTGCCATAAATAAATAATCCTCCTATATAATTAAACCTTTAAATTAGGGTTTAACTCCATGAAGCGCTTTTCTACTTCGCTCATAGTTGCGCCCTGTGAATTTGTGCCCTGTGGTGCTAGTGGTTTACCTTCTTCTTTTGGCTTAGGTTCTGCACCTTTAGGAGTAAACATACTTGATAACGCTTTAGCGCTTTCCGTAAGTTCTTCTTCTGTTTCTCCTTTAAGATAATCAGTAACCCCAATAGGTAAGCCGTTAGCAAGTGCTACTTTTGTTTTGAGTGTTCCAACCTCATAGCCTTTAACCTTGCCCACGAGGTCGTTTTTCTCTTTTTCTAAAGTAGTATACTTGTCTGTTTCTTCCTTTACTTTTGCTTCGTATGTGTCCTTCATTTTCTGCACATCCTCAGCACTCATAAATCCTTCGTATTTCTTCTCTGCTCTCTCTAATCTTTCTCTAATAATTGCGTCAAGTTCTTCTTGAGTTTCAATAATTTTAAAAGCCATAATTTTAAATCCTCCTACGTTTTACCGTGCTAGTTCGCGTGTTAATAAAATACTTTTTGCTTTTTCTTTCTACTGTATTTATTGCAAGCCCATAGAGCCAAAATAGTAGAATCAAGTAAAGCAATATCTACATCATCCATGATTGACCTATACCCAAAGCCTCCGTTTGTACCTATAGCCCTCTTTTCTGAGTTAGTCGCAACCTGTCTCAATGAGGGCTGTCCAAAGTGGCACAACGTACCATCGTTTATGGACTTTTCAAACTGTGCATTGGCTTCAATAACTTCTTTGACCTTTGGCAATGTGACAGGTGTTTTTATGTTGGCGTCTTTTAAGTTTTCCTTGAGCACTGCTTGACCGTTCGCACCGTCAACAACGATACGCTTTACGTCTGCATGTCTTAGGAAATTAATAATCCAATCGTTGCCGTCTTTTACCGACTTTCTGTTGACTACATCAACAAGGATGCGTTTTTCCTCTGTAAGACAAGCAACCGACATACAAACACTATTACCATCTTTGGCGTACTTGATACCAACGTATAACTTACCTGTTAGATGTGGCACGTCTTCAATCTTCAAGTTATCCCATTCCCTTTCAAGGATGGCTGACTTTTGGTTGTACTTGAGCCATAGCCCGAACCTCTGTATATTAAAGTCTACCTCGTCGCTAGAATCCTCAGACGCTACCGAACGTTCCTTCAAGGTCTGACCTAATGACGGATTGCACATATACCATATGTCCTTAGCCTTGACATCTGACATTTTTTCTACTGACCATTCAGCCCAACCGCAATTTTGAGCCTGTCCACTCAAACAAGACTCCCTCAACTTTTCGAAAACCGTACCCGAGGAAACCGCGGTTGGTGGTGTTCCACACATGAGCGTTTGTGGGTTGTCCGATGATGTAACAACATACTGTAATGTTGATTGCTGTTCATCGGTATATTCCTGTGCCTCGTCAATAATTAAAAGGTCGAAACCTTCACCGAGTCCACCTTTAGAAGTTCTTGTTCTAAAGTTGATAGTACCTTCTAACTCGTCTAGCATTGTGATGGTCTCAAGTCCATATTGAGCCGTTGCAGTATAAGCCTTGTTATACTTTTTGGCCTTATCTGCTCGTTTGACTTCTTCGAAGCCGTTTTCGTCCAATGCCTTCTTGAGTTTCTCCCAAGAAGCGTGCGACGTTGGTGTTCTATGTGCAGTGTGTAGAATACGCTCACCATGTAGCAATCCCCACAACTCACGCATAACGAGTAACTCGGACTTCCCATTTCTTCGTGGGATTGAATAGCCATATTTCATATGTTGCCATTGACCTTCCTCGTCAATAGCCATGATGTCCATCATCTGTATTTCTTGCCACTCCATCGCTGTGTTTTTGGTGTTATTGTATAAGTCAATAGCCTGTTGACCTAAACTATTTTCATATGGAATGATGTAACTATTAGTAGGAGTTTGTTGTCCTATTCTCTTTTGTTCTGACATATTACTACCCTCCTACCTTGTCAATTAAAATTTGGTATCAAACAATCAATTGACACCACCTCGCTTTACTGCATAATATATTTATTCTTTTGAGTTCTGAGCGTTGTCTATTCTATTCTTAGCAATGTTAAAATAGTCTTCGTCTTTCTCTATGCCGATGAAGTTTCTGTTTGTATGCATACACGCTACACCTGTTGAACCACTGCCCATCGTAAAATCTAAAACGGTATCGCCTTCATTGCTGAAAGTCTTGAGAAGGTCTTCTAGTAGTTCCGTTGGCTTCTGCGTTGGGTGTACGCTCTTATTAGAAGACGGCTTCGCATACTGAAATACGTTACTTTTGGACTTTGCTCCATTTAAATTAAATGTAGATGGATAATCTACTTTATTTGTATTTTTAAGCCATTCATAAGGCTTTTGAAAATGCCCTGTTGTCTGTAACTTTTTGTAATACTTTTCCGACGGTATAGCGAACTGCCTTCCGTCTCCGAAATAATGGCTTGCCATACTTGAGCACCCTAGCAGTTTATTAACCTGTGGAACTGTTAGCCCTGTCTTTTCTAGTTCCTGTTTTAAATAATCACGGACGGGGCTTTCTGCATATACTTCATCGCCATAGACCTTCTTTTTGAATAGCAACATAACCTCGATATACTGCAAGCAATTCTTCTTTGCTCCTAATACGTTACCCGAGCAGTTTTTCAACCAATACATCGGATAAGAAAAAGGCAAATCAACCGTCTGTTTGGTGATTAGTTCACTTGTAAATGGTTCTTGTGAAAATAGAATACATTTACCATTAGGTCGTAAAACCCTTGTACACTCCTCTAGCATTTTCTCAGTGTCTAAAGCAATATCCCATTTTCCAATTTTGCTTAGACTTTTTCTGTTCCTGTTGCTGTCTGTGTCCTGTCCAAAGTCTCCGTGCATCGTACCGTAAGGAGGGTCGCATAAAATCAAGTCTATTGAATTATCCTCGATGTTCTTGAGCCACTCCATGCAGTCGCCTTTATATAGTGTACTAGAAGCCATCGTTAATCGTCTCCGTTTAATACGTTAATTAATGCAACAATTGCAACAATCAAGAAGCAAATAAGAATAACAGCCACATCAATAATTGTTGGTAAAAATACAATCAACCAACTAAAAGGGAACGCCCCAACGAGTTTTGCAATAACAAAAATAACTGTAATTAAATTTAAAAATCCAAAGCCCATATGCTTTATATCCTCCTAAAATAGTTTAATTCTGTGCACATCTATAGTGCACTTACAACGTTTATGACGCTTAAATACTGTATTATCCATATTAGGCGAGTAGTCATACGTACCATCTAAACTTCTGCACCACTTGCAAGCGCCACTTTCTGCATGTCTTTCTACAACCTCATTATAACCAAGGTTGCTTAGAAATCTGACATTCTCTTTGATGGTATCATCAACACTTGAAAGCGAATAATTTTCGATAGTGTCTGCAAGTTCCTGTTGTGTTTCCTCGAATTTGTCGGCTCTTGAGAACTCTGAGCAAATACCCTCAATCCTATCTGTGTTGATTTTTGCCGTTACTCCCTTAAAAGGTACATCGTCCTTTACATTAAGGATTGTTTGAACGTTCTTTGCGTAACTTGTAACTAGTGCGTGGTTATTCTTCAATAGAGGAGTTAGAACGTCTTCTGCAATATGATAATAAAGTTTACCATTGGGAAGGGTGCTTCCTGTCATATTCTTCTTGATAGCATAGCTTAGATAGTCGCTGACCTTCTGCGCAAATTGGTAGGAATCAGCATGAGAAGCCGTGCCATTTTCAATCTTGACTAGTAGCCTGCTAATCTCTTTTGAACTAGAATATTTTTTCTTAAAATCCTTTGCCACTGCTTCAAGGATTGTTGGTGATACGTCATTATTCATCTTCTACTTCCTCATCTTCGTTGTCTGTCATAGTGTCATCAATCAACTTGTTATAGATTGGTTCATCATCCTCAGAAGCCTTGATACCTGTTAAGTCTTCAAGTGCTTCTTTGTCGAAGTATCCTTCTACTGCATTATTGATTTTAATAGCACCGTCTCCAATACCACTAAGCATTGTGGCGTCAACTTCAAAAGTTGGCTTCCATCTAACATTTAGATTTGCGAACTGTGAACGTTTAAACTGCATATTGCTTTCTAATGACTTAGCAAGGAATGCTACATTGATAATCCCTACTTCGAAGGTCTCTTGTGCTCCTCTTGCCATAAGTCTAAGCGTCTCATGAGTTGCCTTGATAGCCTCAGCGCTTGATGGGTTGGCAGTGGCAAAGCCTAGGTCGTCAAGTGTCAAGCCTGTTTCTCCACTAAACATAGAAGCGAGCGTTTTTAACTGCTCATTGTAAGGTGACATTGACTGTTGGATAAACTGTCCGACTGTCGGAGTGTTTCCGTCTTCATCCCTACCAAAAGCCATCATGGCGCTCATCACCATCTGCCACTTGTCGAAAGTGTCGGTGTCATTGTCTAATCCTGTTACCCATTTTTGAGGGAATGAGTAGAACTGAGCAGACACGCTCATAAGTCGCAATGTCTCTTTGGCGTCGTCTACGTACTTCATAAGTGAATCAGAAATCAGACTTCTACCAAAAGGTCTTGTAGCGTCGGGATTGTAAATAATCGGAACTAATAAAGGATAATCCAAGTTATTAACAATTTCACCCATAGGGTGTCCGTCCTTAAAGTACTGAGTCTTGCCCTTGATAAAATAGGCTTCTAATGTTGGCTTGCCTGTGTAACTGTCTCTTTCTAATACTGCATAACCTTCATCTAGTAGCATTGTAGAAGTATCAATAACACCCGTTGCATTGTAGCCGTCAATTACTTGTAGCCTTGCTGTGCCGTCGGTGTTCTGTGAAATATAAACGAAATCACAAGAAGAAATAATAGCCCCTTTAAACATTGTTTTAAATAAGACATCTCTGTTATTCCTCATGAAGATATCGTTAACTAATAGTTCATCGTCATTCCCAAAAGCGCTAAACTGTAATCGGTTCGTTAATGAATCCACGGCTTTAGGAATCCAACCGACCTTTTTCGTGATTCTCTGCATTTGTGCATTCTCTGTAATTGCTTGAGAATTATCCATCCTATCTTTCTGATTATAATATTCATAACATTTAGCAATCCTTGTTTGTTTGTCTCCTAATAAACTTCTTAAGTAGTCTATTCCTTTATAGTTCATAAAAAACCCCCTAAATTTAGCGTATAAGCGCCATTTTAAGCGCCTCTTATACTTCTTCATAATATTGTTAAAAGCCTCTTAAACAGGCTATATTTGGCGTATAGCGATATTTTACGAGAAATTTGTATAGACGGCGTGAACCTCAGCGTCAAAATGCCCTGGGGTTACCCTACCCCCCTAATTTTTACACTAAAATTTCACTAAGAACCCTTATATTTTTCCCAATCTATTTTATGTGGTAAGTCATTGTTATTTATTTCAGTATCATACTTGACTGTAACACGTCTAAATAGTTTATCACTCTTTTCTCTATTACATATCCAATGTGCTAGTTGTAGGTTATCCATATCACTAGGATGTCCACCCTTTGCGATTGGGATAATGTGGTCTATGCATGGACTTAATGGATGAGGATACTTCTTTGTAAAGTCTACAGGCTTGCCACATATTCCACATACTGTCTGTGTTGCTAGTATCTTCTTTTTATTGACTGCGTATTGCCTTCTGTGGGCGCTTATCTGTTGGTCGGGTCTGTTCCCTCTAGGCATCGTTATCGCCTTCCATATCGTCGCTATGAGGCTCAAACGAATATATATAGTCTTGATGTCCACAAATCATACAGCGCATAACGTCAATGACTTCATCTCTGTTCTTCTTCCTGTCGTATACTCTAATCCTATGGTCTGTATAGTATTCATGTTTATGTGGTCTTAATCCCTCAGCCATGTTATAACCTTCTTTCTTTATTTATTTATGCAAACAAAAAGAACGCTCGTAAGCGTTCCTCTTTATCTTTTTCCATGTTACCATATTACCATATGGCGATAGGTTGTATAATATCAGTTGATATTCTAACATAGTTATATCTAGTTTTTGATACTAGATGATACAGTTATTTAAATTATATTACTTAGTTCTTTAATTGCTTTCCCAAGTAGTTTTTGAATATGTGGTTTTGAAAACTGCATAATGTCGGCAATCTCATAGAAATTCAAACAACATACATACCTATAGAATAGTACATCCCTATGGTTTAGGTCTTCTACCTGTTCTATATCGTTTCTAATGTCTGCCATACGTTGCTCGTATTCATCCTTCATAATGATGAAGTCATTATTTGTTTTGTGTTCTCCACTGCTTCCCTTGACTTCTCCGTAACTAATTGAACTAACACCAATTAGAACGTTGTCTAGGTATTCAACTCTATTCTTCATATTCTTATAGGTTTCTAGATAATGCCTAGTTTCTTCTACTGTCATTTATTAAACCACTCCTTTATATTTATGCAGTTAGATAAACCCATATCATAATTAATGTCATGATAATAAGTCCACCAATAATATAGTTGTCCATGTTGTTTTACTCCTTTAAATTAATATAAAAGAATCTGCACTGCTCTTTACTCTGCCTTTACTCTTATAGGTTTTCAATTGCAATACAGATTTATATAGCAAGCCATTAAACTCATGCGATAGTTAAAAAAATCAATTAGGGTATTCATTAAATAGATTTTCTTATATTTAAATTTTCTTATGAGTTATATATAAAGAGTTTAACGGCTCAGCAACTATCTAATAAATTCGTTTTGTACGTATCTTACTAAATCTAAGTACTCAGCATATCTCGTCTTCTTCGTTGTGTCACAATCTGCTGAAATAATAGCGTTTTTCTTGCTTCTAGTTCTGTTGATACAAATGATTCTAGAAATATCATACAAGTTCCCATCGTACCAAAAGTCGCCATCTTTCTTCTTAGCCTTGAACTTCTTCAAGTACTTCAACCTCTGCTCTGCTAAATCCTTATCGTAAAAGTGCTCAGTAAATACGATGGCTCTTGTCTTATCCCTCATACGAAAGTTGATTCTATAAGGGAAGCCGTCTTCGAATGACTTTCCATCAAGTTCCAATCTTACTCGGTTTAAGTTAATGATTGAAAAGTGGCTTCGCATTTCCTCCATTTCTTGCTTGTTTCTAGGTCTTCTAAATATCTTGAATACTTCTACCATATTACAAGGCTTTACACTCTTATTAGTAGCGTTAAAATACTTAGAATCCCTTCTTTCAAGTTTGACTGTTAGAGGCTCGTCCTCTACGACTCCGTCCCTATATTCAATTCTTAAATTAATCTTATACTTAAGAACAGGGAAAGCCGTTCCCTTTCTAACGTGAGCGTCTATAATGTCTTTGCTCATTCCAAAGTAGTTCCCTACTGTAAATCTGCTTCCGCATCCTAAATATTCATCATTATCTGCATTATACACATAGTAAGTCCCCGTTCTATTCCATTTTGCCATTTTCTATGTCTCCTTTATAGTTACCTTATATTTGTATTCAAACAATTTCTTTTTTAATTTGTA